ATGCCCGAACCTAGCGCCAGCGACCGCCGTAAGGCCGCCGATCTGGGCGGCCAGCTCTCGGCGACGCGTCTTGTCGATTGCCTGGAACACGGCGACGACATCCGCTTCAAGTGCCAGTTCTGCGGCACCACCAAGACCTGGGGCCGCTGGGAGCTGACGACCACCCATCGCGATCGTCTCGGTCTGACCCTGGCCGAGGTGCAGGCCAAGGCGCGTTGCCCCCGCTGCCCAGGCCGCATGCCCATCATCGCCTTGTTGAAGGGCAGCTATCAGGACCGGCCGATACCGACCGAGGCGGCCCGCCGGGCGTGGTTAATCGAGATGCTGCTGGACCTCGGCATAGATCCCGGCCCCCTGGGCTACGCCTGGCTACCGCCGGGGCAATGACCCATGGCCGACATGGACCCCCGCACGGGGCGACTGGCGTCCCTGACGATCCGCTGCGCGTGCGGCTACAGCGTCACTTGGCCAGCTTCGGTGATCATCGCCCGCATCGGGCCATGGATGCGGCCCGCTGAACTCCGCATGGGCGTCCGTTGCACCGCCTGCGGCGCGAAGGGGCCGCCAAAGGTGCAGGTCATCGGCCACCGCCGCTAAGCCTGGCTTCGCTCCGGAGGCGGCGTCAATTCTTGAAACTCGCGATGGCCGAGCGCCGTCGCCTCGGCCTTCGACAGCACCTGGTTCTCAAAGGCCCGAGCCACCCAAATCCTGACGCCCCGATATCGAATACCGAGAAGAGGGCTGGTGCAGCGAGCGCCGAAGTTCATCGGCATGTTGCACCAGGTGTCGGCCTTCAGCTTGATCAGGCCGGGGCCGCCATCGTCAGCATAGAGGTCGATCAGCTTGTCGATTTCGTCGGGGGTCATGGCGGGGCAATAGCTGAGTCGGAGCGTTCTCGCGCGGCGACACGTTGCCCCGCCATGCTCACCCCTTACGGACACACCTTCAGCATCGACGCGCGCGGCCAAAAATGGCGCGGGGCCTGGGAAGTGGATGGCAAGGACGTCTGCGTCACGAGCGCCTTTGGCTCTAAGAGATCACCCAAAGGCCGCAAGCCGCCGGCTGACGTGGCGGCCCAGGCGTTGCGCGACCTGGTCGACGAGTGGGCCGCACGCCGCTAGGCGCGGAACCTCGCTCCTGGATCGACGGTTCTTTTCGCCCATAGGGAGACCAACATGGCCGACAACCTGAAAGATCGCGGCGCCCAGGACCGCGCCCGCGTCAACGTCAACGAGCCGCATGAAGTGCGGTACTGGACCGAGAAGTTCGGCGTCAGCGAAGAAGACCTGATCCAGGCCGTCACCGTGGTCGGGGTCAGCGCGGCCGAGGTCGAGCGCTACCTCAAGAAGGACTAGAGCAGCGGCCCTATTCCGCCGCGTCGCATGTGATCGGCGCGGCGGCGCAGCTCGGCGGCCACCGCGCGCGCCAGGGCCGGGCCGCCGTCGTAGGCCCTCGGATTGGCTTCGGCCCCGCGAGCGAGGCGTTCGTAATCCTCGGGCGTGGTGGCTGGTCCAAACTCGGCCAAGACCTCGGAGACTTCCTTGGCGACCTGGCTGGGGTGCGGATCGGGAATGTCAGGGCTGTCGGTCATATTCAGAAGGTAGGCGAGCGCGCGCCGCGCCGCTAGGGTTTGCCCCATGAGCGAGACCAAGACCCCGAAACCAAACCGCGCGCCCGATCATGAGGCCCATGGCGAAGGCGCGCCGCCGGAGGCCGTGAGAGAACGCGCCGAGGCGGCCTACCACGCCGAACTGGCGATAGACGCGCTCGGCGATCCCGAGCACGCCCCGCGCGGCTGGTGGCATCTGAAGCTCTGGAACGGTCCCTGATGTGCAACCTCTACAGCCTGAAGACCGGCGATCTCTTCGCCACCTGGAACAAGGTGCTGAAGCTGCCGGTCGTCTGGGACGGCCAGGGCTCGAACTTCGAGCCGCGCCCCGAGATCAAGATGACGGAGACCGCGCCGATCGTGCGCCATGTCGGCGATCAGGCCGTCGTCTCCATGACCAAGTGGGCTTGGCCAGGTCCCAAGGGGCCGGTGTTCAACTTCCGCTCCGATGACCGCGACTTCAGCAAGAGCGATCGCGTCCTGATTCCGGCCGACGCCTTCTATGAATTCACCGCCCCGCAGCCGGGTCAGAAGCGCAAGACGCGGTGGAAGTTCACCATGGTCGACAACCCGCTGTTCTGGGTCGCCGGCATCGTCAAGAACGACTGCTGGACCATGCTGACCACGGAGCCCGGCGCGGACATCAAGCCCTATCATGATCGGCAAATCGTTCTGCTGTCGGCCGAGGCCGGGCGGGACTGGTTGGACCTGACGCGTCCTCAGACGGAAATGCTCGCGCCCGCTCTGGCCGGGACGCTTTCGGTGGTGCGCGACTTTCCGCCGCCAGACCTTTTCAGCTAGCCGTCTAGACGCCAAAAGCCCGCCACCCCTTTCGGAGCGGCGGGCTTGGTTGTGCGGCGCTGGCGTCCAGCGGCCGGTCAAGGCGGCGGGGTGGCCGTCCTGATGTTCTTGTTCCAGAGATCGGCCTGCGAAGCCGCCCAGGTCTCGCAGGCTACCGCGCGCTCACGCCATTGGTGGGCGACGCCGTAGTTGCCGACGATGACGCCGGAGGCGGCAGAGAGCGCAATTCCGGAAGGGGCGTCCCGAACGTCGCCGGCAGGCGCGGGAACTTCGGGCAGGCCAGCAACGGCTTGGTCGTGCAGGCGGACAAAGCCAACAGGCAGATCGCAGCGGCGATCAGCTTCAGGCGTGACATAGGCGGGAACCTCCTTGATCAGGTCGCGGTAGACGACGCGGATGCGTTCGGCCTCGGCCTGGGTATGTTGCTCGGTTGCGGCGGTGATCTCGGCCCCGCCCTTCTCGACGCGGTCGATGGCGGGCTTAGCCGCCTTCAGTCGCGCCGCCTCGGCCGCCCGCTCGCGCGAGACACCCAGGTCGATCCAGTGAGCGCGAGCGTAAAAGACGGCGCCAGACAGCAGGGCCAGGCCCGCCGCGCCGGCCAGCGCGCGGCGGCCGACCTTCGACTTGCTGAAGTCGACCATGGTCGCCCAACCGGCCGCGAGGGCGGCGGCGATCACAGCGCACCGCCCAGGAACACCCGGCGCTCATCTTCACGCCGCGTCACCAGGCCGGGCAGAGTCTTGCCGCCGGCCTTCACCCACATGCGGAAGGCGTCGGCCGCGCCCTGGCGGTCTCCAAGCAGCAGACGTCGGCGCACAGTGCTGTCGGCGAAGTCCGCCGCGCCACCCACCTCGCCGACGCCGATGTTGTAGGCCAGGCTGACCAGGGCGGCCAATTCGGCGTCGCCCAGCGCCTTGCCGGGGAACAGGCGCACGACGCGATCGCAGACGTCTTGCGCGGTGGCCCGCAGCAGCGCCTTGGCGTCCGCCAGGGTCATGCCGTGCGGCCATTGGGCCCGCCAGATCCGATAGGCTCGCTCCTTGTCTTTCACGGGCTTGCCGTTCTCGAAGAGGGCGTAGCCGTAGCCGACCGTATAGATGCCGATCGGGTCGGCCTGCGGCTCCAGCAGGTTCGGGGTCTTCTTGTCGCCGTCGTGCAGACCCTCAAAGCGCTCCAGCATAACGAGCGTGAGGGCGGGCACGACCCGCGCCGAGGCGGTCGTGTTGGCCATGGTCAGATTCCTTGTTTGAAGGTGGTTAGGTCGTCGGCTCGCGAGTCGCCGCGTGAGCGATGTCCAGCGCCTTGCCCGCCTGCTCACGGGCTTCGGCCGTGGCCTTGCTGGAGGTGTAGAGGAAGCCCAGCACCCCGTTGATGAAGCCGGTGATCACCACGGCCTGGGCCAGGATCTTGAAGAATTCGGACGGCTCAGCGCCGTTCAGCGGGCGAGCCAACCACAGCACCCATGCGGTCAGGCCGAACAGACCCATCGCCATCCAGCCCCGTTGGTCGGGCCAGCCGGGCCCTTTGCACTTGCTCATGGTCACTCCACTGACTGAAAGAGGCCGCCCTTGCCGGTGGCGAGGTTGGCGAGCTGGCGATTCACGCCCTGAAGGCCACGGTCGAAGCGCTCCAGTTGTTCGGTCGTATGCTTGAGGCGTTCATCGAGACGCGCGACGCTCTCGGTAAGACCGACGTCGCGCTTGGCCTCGCGCTCCAGGGTCGAGATCCGTTCCGACTGGCGACCGAGAAAAAAGGCGAATGTCGCCCCGTAGGCGCTCATCGCGAGGAACAGCCCCCCGAGCGAAATCCAGGCAGCAGGTGGCATCCGCGTACTCCAGCGGCTTGAGGGAAATGGATTAGGTTGGGGCCGCGCGACGTCGCTACGGGAGGTTCCACGCGGCGCGCGGGTCGGCGATCTTACGGAGGATCGGCGAGCGGATCTTGACCACGCCGACGCCGGCCGCCGCGCTCAGCCATCGCAGGGTCAGCATGGCCGACTGCCAGCGGATGTTATCGACGGCCAGGCCCGGTGGCCACCAGAGCTTGCTGGTCAGGATGAACGTGCCGTTGCGGCCCGACACGCCGTTGTTCGCCTGAAACAGCTTGGTCCCAGTCGCATAGAGGCCGTTGTCCATATAGGCCGGGCCCTGCTGCTGAGTGACCGGGATGTCCCAGCCCGCCCAGTCGTCCAGCTCGACGACGACGTCGATTTCCGCCCAATCGCCCGCGACCATGCCCAGGGACGCCAGGGTCGGGCCGGTGATCATCCGATAGGTGCAGGTGTGCTGCACCGTGGCGTTGGCCACGGGCGTGATGGTCAGCACCTGCTTTTCATCGCCGACCGCGACCACCTCTTTCGAGGCGACGATGGTCGAGGCGGTCGAGGTGTCGACGCGCATGCCGGTGGCGACGTTGCCGACGACGCCCGCGCTCTTGGTCCCGGTCGTTCCCGGCGTACCGGCGAGCGGGAAGAGGTTGGCCGCGAGGGGGTTGAGGTTTCGCCGCTCGCCGGCCGTGACCATGGCCTGCAGAATCGGCAACAGGACGTTGCTGCGCAGCCGCGCGAGTTGATACGAGGGATGCAGCGAGCCGTCCCAGAACATCGCCGCGGCGTTGGCGTCGATGCCGCTATGCGGCCCGTCGATGGCCGTCGTGTCGCAGACCTTGACGCCGCGACGACCAGCCTGGGCGATGATCCAGGCGTTGACCTGATCGAGCACGGTATAGCGGGGATCACCGGCCGCCCCGAGGGTCGACGTCCAGGACATCGTCTGGAGCACAACCCAGATGCCGGCGTCGGTGAGTTGATTGATCAGGCCGTCACAAGCCGCCGTGATCTGGGCATAGGACCGCGAGCGGCTGACATCGTTGATCGGCCCGTCGATGTAGACGATGCCGGGGCCGCGCGCGATGCAGTACGGCGCGCGCACCGTGAAGCCGATCAGTCCGGCGATACCGTCGAACGGCTCCAGGGTGTCGCCCGACTTGCCTTGGTAGGAGCCCGTCGCGGCGTTGAAGCTGGAGGGCGGGAACCACGGGTTCGCCAGGTCGGGGAGGACGTCGAGGTTGAACCGCCCATCGACGGCCTCCAGCCAGCGCGTGACGCCGCGATTGGTGGTCGTAAGCCCCTGATGGCCCAGCGTGGCCGCTTGGCTGGCCAGGTAGGCTTGCACGACGCCGTAGTTGATGAAGCTGTGACCCAGGGCCTCAACCTTCGTGCCGTTGGCCAGCGGCAGTTGCGGCATGGGCGGGACGCCCTTCAGGACGACCGGCGTGTCATGGAACGGACCGTTGGTGGCCGAGGGGTCCGTCTGTCGGATCGCGACCGCCGCGTCGCCCAGCGCCGAAGCGCTCGGCCCCTTCGCCAGCTTCAAGCCCTCTTGCTGATTGCCGACGATCTTGAATCGGCCATCGTTCGGATAGACCGACAGGATGGCGCCCTGCGACCAGCCGGTGATCGTCGCCAAGACCGTGCCTTCCGCATCGGCCGGCACGAACCGAAGGTTGCTCAGAACCACGTCGCCCAGCGTGGGCAAGCGGGCCAGCAGCGCGTCGAGGGCCGCCTTGACGTTGGCAGCCCCGACCGCCGCACCATCATAGGAAACGCCCACAGCCACCGTGGTCCCTGGCGGGCCAGGATCGCCGTCGCGCCCGTCGACACCGTCCCGGCCAGGAGCGCCATCGGCCCCATCCGCCCCCGGACGGCCCTGCACACCGCCCGCCGCGACCGCCGCGACGATCGTGATCGGGCCATCCGTCACCGTCAGGTTCACCCCGACGTCGCCAGCCGAGGGGCCGCCCGTGCCGGTGATCTGGCCCACCAGATAGGTGCGATGACCGTTGTCCTCGTCGATCCGCGCCAGGGCGTAGCGCGACACCCGCCCCGTCGGCAGGCTGGCGGATTGCGCGGCGGTCACGTCCCACTCGACCCGCCCGCTGGCGAAGTCGACCGCTAGGCCGTCCGTGTCGGTCAGGGTCAGTTTGCCGCCGGACCAGGCCACGGTCAGGGCGATGGTGCTGCCGACCAGCGACAGCGGGTCGCCCTCCGGATCGTTGAACTGGAACACGACGCGCACGTCGTCGCCGCGCATCAGCGCGATATCGTAGGATGCAGGTTGCATGGGACCTCGCGGCGAACCGGGCTCGCCTTAATCGGAATGGATCTGATCGCCGGGGCGTCTAGACGGCAGGCCGCTAGGGCAGCGTCGCCGGGTCGGTGAAAGTGTCGCCGTAGAACCGGCCGCCGGCCGCGAAGGCGGCGTTGAAGGCGGCCAGGTCGGCCGCGTCGAAGTCGGCATAGGTGCGGCCCGACGCGGTCAGGTCCTCGAACACCATGCGGTAGAAGATCGCGCTGCGGCTCTTGTGGGTCATGTAGGTGGCGAAGGCCCCGTAGCCGCCGCAGGTCCACACCGCCTCGATCTGCGACAGCGACGCCGGCAGCGTCCCGGTGAACCCATCGACGGCCATGTTGCGCAGGACATTGCCGGCGGCCTGCACCGACATCCCCCGCGCGCCCAGGCGGACGCCGGGATAGCCCTGGAAGCGCGAAAACAGCATCAGATTGTTGCTGGTCGCCGGGCCGATGAAGCTGTTGTAGATGCCCGCTTCGATGTCGGCGGTCGCGCCCGCCACGGCCGGGCGGGTCAGGCGTTCCCAGACCGACAGGGCGTAGTCGTGGGTCGGGTGATCGAGCATGTACTGCTTGATCGCGGCCGGGAACGCGACGCGGGCGTTGTCGCCTTCCTCGTCGTTGACCTGGGACATGATCACATGCAGGCCCAGCTTGCCGCTGCGTTCGACGATCGCGTCGCCGCTCGTCAGGCCAGACGTGCTCCAGGTCGGCGAAAGGCTGGCCTGATCGCCGGAGCCGATCAGGGTCGCGGCCTGGCGATAGGCGATGTTCGGGATAGCCGAGCCTTCGGCCGGCAGGCCCGCCGCTATCCGGCCCAGCGAGTGGCCCAGGTCGACCAACAGCAACGTGCCGTCGGCCAGGACCGGGTCGTCGCGGATGATCGGCATGGCCGGATCGGTGAAGTTCGCGCCGTCCAGCAGATACTTGATGCCCACGTCACCAGCCCTTTTCGTCGATGAAGGATTTGAGCGCAGCGGCCAGGGTCACATTGCCCTCGCCGCCGATGATCATGTGCGTCCACTGGCCGCCGTCGGCCGTGCGCTCGACCCAGGTCCCGGCCTCCTTGACCAGGATGTTGCCGACCACGCCGTTGCCGCTGCGCAGGTAGTAGTCGAGGTTTGACCCGCCGCTCGGCAGGCCAGCCGCGCCGTGATAGCCGACGAAGTGCAGGGCCGACGGGACCCAGGGCACAGCCCCATAGTTGAACCACCAGCTCATGGGCATGACGCCATAGGTCGCCGCGACCTGGGCCTCGGTCATGCCGGGAAACGTCAGGTCGGGCAGGGTCGAGTTCACGCGCGCCCCGAGCTGCGCTCGCGTGTCGAACCAGCGGCCGGGGAAGCGCTCGGCGTACCAGCCGGGCAGCTTGGCGATCGGCGCGCCGGCGAGGTTGCCGGTGAACTGGTCTTCCTGCTGGGCGACCACCATGCGCGAGCCGTTATAGGCCATGGTCCGCCGACCCAGCACGGTCATGACGATGAATCGTCCATCGCGCACGCCCGTCAGATCAACGCCGCGTTCGACACAGTCGAGCGTTTCCTGCGGCGCGGTCTCGCTGTTCTGGCCGTGCCAGAACAGATGCAGCCGGCCTTGATAGGGATCGCCGGTCAGGATGTCGCTGCGCTGATAGCCCAGGATCTCGCGCGGCCGGGCGCTGGGCACCGACCGCGAGGCGAACGGGCGCGGCGAGAAGGCCGCCTGGGCCGAGGTCTCCAGGAAGAAACCCATCGAGTCGGCGTACATGACCAGGCCGTCGACTGCGCCCAACTTGGGCTCGGCCTGAACCTCGGATTTCAGCGTCAGGTAGACGAAGCCGGCCGCCTTGTCGGAGCGCCGGAATTCCCACTCGTCCGACGCCGCCGTGCAGGTCAGATGGGCATAGGCGCCGCTCACCACCGACGTGATGGTGGTGGTCGGAACCACGCCCCAGACCCCGCCATGGCGCACCAGCGTGTCGTCGATCCCGAACGTGATGCCGCCCTGCGTCCCGGCCGCCGTGACCTGGTGCAGGTCGCCGTCCAGGGGCGACGCCGGGAAGGCCGTCGCCGCGCTCCATTCGCCGACCAGGAAGTGCTCGCCCTTGTCGGGACGGCCCTTGACCCACTTGCGGGTGAACGATCCGCAGTAGAAGACCACGCGGTCGCCGATGGCCAGGTTCAGCCCGTCAAAGACGCCGGCCGCCGTGACGTTGAACCAGTCGCCGTCGTACTCGCCGCCGACCGGGGCGGCCTGCCGCACCCAAGAGCCGCCGTTGTAGACCGCGACGTCGCCGATCGCGTAGGTGTCCGAGCCGATCACCCGCGCCGCGCTGCTGCCGCCCTGGGCCACGTAGCGGACATAGTCGCCGTTGGCGTAGGTTCCGGCCGGGGGGAAGGTCGAGGTGGTCGTCATTGGACCACGGTAGTTCGTGCCCTGGACGCCCGAGGCGGTTGGATCGAAGTCGCCGATCTTGCGCCGGCCGACGATCTTCAGCCCATTGCGCCGCCTCGCCTGGAGCGCCACACCGGTCGTATTGACGCCGCGAAGCGCCGGGGTCAGGCGACGTGGAAACGGCGACCAGCCGTAGCCGCTGCGCTGGGTCGACGAGATGAACGTGGCGTCGGCCGAGCGGAAGCCGTCGGGCCTCACGTCGACCAGATCGCTCATGCGGGGCAGAACAGACCGATCCAGCAGGCCGTCATAGGCCGCCTCAAAACCCGTCTCGAAGCCGCCGCCGCTCAAGCCGATGTTGCCGACGATCTGGCCGTCGACCGAGATGGCCAGCGCCGCCCGGCCCGTCGTCGGGTCGGTCAGGGCCCAGACGTAGCCGCTTTCCGGCGGCAGAGACGCCCCGACCAAGGCGGCAAGGGTGTCGTCGAGGTTGCCAAGGCCGACGGTTTCAGCGCCCAGCGCCAGGCCCGGCGCGACAACCCGCCCGTCGAGGGTGACGGCCAAGGCGGCCCGGCCGGTCGCGGGGTCGGTCAGGGCCCAGGCGTAGCCGCTCTCCGGCGGCATCGTCGCGCCGACCATGGCCGCCAGGGCCTCGCCCAGGTTGTCGGGCTTCACCACGCCAGCCGGCAGCAGCAACTTCGGGGCCACCACCTCGCCGCTGGGCGTCACGCCGAGAGCCGCCCGATCCGTCAGCGGATCGACCAGAGCCCAGACGAAACCGGATTCGGCGGCCATGGCCTCCGCGCCCGGCTCGCCTTCGGTCAGCAGTCCCGACGCGACCCAGCCCCCAACTCCAGGCGCGCCGTCCTTGATGTAGAGCCCGTTGCGCAGGCGGTCCGGATCTTGCCAGACCAGCGCCCACGACCCGTCCGCGCCCGACAGGTCGGCCACCATGTCCGCATAGGTCGGCCGCGTCACCGCCCCGGCCGCCGCCGACAGCGCGATCAGCGCCTGGATATTGACCAGCGAGTTCTTCCAGATGTCGGTCAGGCGGCCGAAGCGCACCACCAGCTCGGCGAAGCTGGCTTCGTCCACGGGAGTCGGCATGTCAGGCCCTCTCGACCAGGCTGTGATCCGCCTCGACCGAGACCCGATGGGTCAGGTCCCACTTCTGGCGGTTGTCGGGCAGGAAGACGAAGGGGCGGCCAGGGGCGGCGTGGCGGAAGATCGAGCCCTTGGGGCCTTGGGTGATGTCCACGATGTCGCCGGTCTCGGGATCGTAGAACCCGACGGTCCAGATCGTCGCCTCGGGAGGCGGGCTGTAGTCGCTCATCGCATCGGTCCAAGGCTGCTGAGCGTCCGGCTGGTGACGTTGACGCTGGTGTGTGAGTTGAGCGTGACCTGCACGAGCACGTCGCCGGCCGAGCAGAACCGGCCGCCGCTCATCGGCATGGTCGGGACGCCGTTGGCCCCGCCGCACGTGAACTCGTCCGCGCCGTCGATCCAGAGGGTCGCCGACCACAGGCGGTCACCACTGGGGAAGTGCGCCGACAGGATGGTGTTGACGAAGACAAACGAGTCCTCGGTCAGCTCGACCGTGTGCTCGATGAACACCTTGTCGGTTCCGTCGCAGAAGATGGTCGAGGAGCCCGTCGTGACCAGCGGGATCGTCACCGACTGCGGCGCGTACTTCAGGGTCGTCAGCGTGCCGTCGATGGTGAGGTCGCCGTGGATCGCGACATCACCGGTCATCACCAGCTTGCCGAGGATCGTGTCGATGACGAACGGCTTGTACGGGCGGTCGGGGTCGGTCCCGACCACGCCGAATTCGTCGACCACGAAATAGGTCGAGCCGATCGTGCCGTCATTCAGATCGACCCGGCCGATGATGTGGCCGTCGACATTGACGGCGAACACCGCCTTGCCGACTCCCGCGCCGTCGACCGACCTGAGGTCGGTGATGAACACTTCGTGGCCATCGACCTTGACGCCAAGCTGGATCGTCACGGTGCGGACGGGCACGCCGTCGATGTAGATCAGGCCGTCGGTCTCGCCGCGCCAAGTTCCGGAGCGCAGGATTTCCTCGGCAATGGCCAGCTTGGATTGGTCAACGTCGTTTAGGACGTCGCCGACCGGGCGGCCATGCAGGATCTCAACACCGACCCCGCCCACGATGATGTCGCCAAGATCGGTGTTCTGGTCCGGGTCCTCCAAGCCCTTGGCCGTGATGTAGCGGACGCGAACCTGATATCGAGCGCCGGGCTTGACGCCCTGGACCACGAGCGTTTTCGCCGACGCGGGGAATGACGCCGACTGCCACTCGCCCACCTCTGGCGCGATCTCGCGATAGTCCACCACGATGGTGACCGCGTCGTGCAAGTCAACCTCGCCCGCGATCACGATGGCAGGCAAAGACCCGCCTGTGCTCGCGATGACGCCGCCGACAACCGCCCACGAGTCGCCACTAGGCAAAGGCACCGTGGCGACGCCGCCGCCGGTCAAGGCGGGGGTATCGGGCGGCGTGTTCGTCTGGTCCAAGGCGTAGCCGTGCTTGCCATCCGTCTCGGTGCGCGAGATGAACGTCACGATCATCGACGACGGATCGCGCTTGCGCTTCTGAATGCGCAACTTCTGGCCGTTTAGACCCGCCGACGGGATGTTGGCGGTGACGCACAGGCCCGGCGCGATCCACTGCGTCCAAGGCTTGCAGCCCAGTACGATGCCGCTCAGCTCCCGCGCGTCTTCGATGGCGTAGCGGCAGAGCTGGCCGACCTGGGTCGCGTCCTGGACCAGCGGCATGCCTAGAGGGATCGATCGTTCCTCGCCGTCGATCGCCACATACTCAGGGACCCGGACGGGCGCGTCCGGGGTCACAACCTGCCAGTCCAGCGCCTCCTCGGTATAGCTCGGCCAGATGGTGTTGATCCGGTCGCTGGCCGACACCTGGGCGGGAACTGTGATGGCGCTGACGACGTCCGCCTCGGTGATCGTCGCAACACTGACCGCCGGAGCGTTGACCATCACCGACAGCTGCGTGCCGCCAAGGATCGGGTAGCCGGCCCCCGCCTGGAGGATCGCCTTCAGCGCCTCCCATGGCGGATCGTCGCTGTCGACCAGGCCGCCCATCGTCCAGCCGTTGGCGTCGCTGACGTTCATGCCGTGGACGAAGGAGGCTACGTCGATTTCGTCGATGTCGTAGCCGAGGCCGAGCACGAGCTGGCCGTTGTTCCGCCGGCCGATCCCGAACGACAGGCCGTTGCGATAGGGGCAGCGTGACCAGGTCCAGGTGTTCTCGTCGTTCCAACGATGACCGCCGGAGCCGCCGGGATACGTGGAGTCCTGGCGCGGATCGTAGGTCTTGGCCCAACGACCGATCATGCGGGGCGCGGGGACGCCCGACGCGTAGCGCTTGGTGTCGTACTCCATGGCGACCAGCGAGGCCGCATAGCCCGTCATCAGGTGCGCCGACGTCCATTCGGTCGGCATGCCGCCATGATTGGCCGGTGTGTCCTTGGAGCCGGTCGCGGTCCAGTGCAGCCAGGACGACGGTTCGTTCCCGAGCTGCGAGCGCATCCACATGCGGTTGAGGTAGTAGCCGGACGCGCCCTCCCCGCCGTCGGCGGTGAACGACACGGTTATACCGTTTGCCTGATAGGCCTCGAAGGCGTCGGCCGGCACGCCGGAGTAGACCGTGACGAAGTTCAGGAATTTGCGGCTGTCGGCCGGGGCCGACTGATTGAACACGATGTTGCCGGCGGTCGCGCAACGGCCCATCGGGTAGGGGATGCCCGCGCGCGGGTCGGCTTGCCATTGCTGGGTCCGGCCGGGGTCCTTGATCTTCGGCGTCACCGCCGAGACGGCGGCGTTCACGGCATAGACCTCGGCAGTGATGGTCACGCCGATGGTGGCGAACCCGATGGCGGCGGCGGCGACTTGGGAGATGCCGACAGCGGTCGCCGCGAACGCGGCGCTGCTGCCGACCCAGACGGCCAGGGCTAGCGCGGCTTGAGGCATGGCGGCGCGCTCCAAAGGGTCAGGATGTCGGCCGCCTCAGGCGCGGCCACGCGACACAGGTTGTCATGGGGCGAGAACGCCAGCACATGACCGGGAGCGATCACGACGCCCAACGCGCGCATCGCCTCGGTCCCCGGCAAGGCCACGATGTCGCCGGCCATGGCGTAGGACCACGGCACGCGCGCTAGCCCCAGCGCGTCCAGCGCCTCCTCGACCGAGGCGAACCCAGTGCGCTTCAAGGCTTTCATGGCGCCCAGCGCCGTGGTGTAGCGACCACCACGCGACAGGCGCGGCCGGTAGCCGAGACCGCGCAGCACATGGGCGGCCAGGCGAACGCAGTCATGGCGTCCCCAGGCGAAGGCTTGGCCCTGATAGGCGGCCATGGTCGCTTCGGTGGCGACCACGCGGATTTCAAGCGGCGTCATGGATCAGACCCCGTAGTAAGGCGTGTTGTAGAGACGGGCGTAGGCGGCGGCCTGGGCGGTGTTCAGCGGCGAGACCGGCGTGTCCGATCCCCACGGGATCGACCGGTTGACGCTGGAGATGAACTGGAAACCCAGCTCGCCGGGTCGGCAGCGCTGATGCCATCCGTTGTTCAGTTTGGCGGCCTCGTTAGGTCGCAACGCGCGGTCCAGGACCGAACGGGCGTCGACCGACAGGCTGAACACCCCTTCGTCAACGGTCAGCACCGGGGCGTCGGCCCTGCCCCTCAGCCACAGTTCCGGCGTGCCCAACACGGTGCCAAGGACCGGGTCGAGGGTGAGGTTCCAAATCCTCACCCGCGTGTCCTGCGTCTCCGGCGCGACAAGGGCGGCCATGGCGTCGGTCGACGGCGGCAGCAGAACGAAGGTCGTCACGGGCGCTTCGTCAGAGATCCCGTCCGAGATCTCGCCGATACCGGCCAGCCGGCCGAACGTCGGATCGCTCTCCCTGAAAGTCGCGCCCGCCCCATCGACGATGAAGCTGAAGAAGCCTGCCGTCGACAGCCGCAGCGGGCCGCTCGGCAAGTCCCATTGCACGCAGCAGGGAGGCATCACCGCCCCCTGCTGGAAGGCGGCGGCCATCGGGGCCGAAAGGGTCATGGGCTACTTCTCGGTGATGGTGAAGGAGAAGCCGATGGTCATCAGCCGGCTCTCGGTCCACTCCAGGCCGCCAGCATCAAGGTCGCCCTCGATCAACGGCGCGGAGAAATTCAGGGCCAGATTGTCGGCAGGCGATACGCGCAGGAATGGCCCGAGCGTCAACACGACCTTGCCGGCCCCGTTGGCGATTGCCTGCGTCGTGGTGCGGTGCAGGTACGACACGCCGCCGCTGATGAAGCTGAAAGGCGTGAACGGCCTGATCACCTGCCCCGCCGCCAATCCCTTGATGCCCAACAGCGCGCCCGCCTGTCCCGCCCCGTCAACCGTCGCGCCTGCCGGCAACCCCTCGGTGCGGGTTAACGGGATCGGCATGCGCACGGTCCCGCCCTCGGTCACATGCTGCAAGCTCGCCGCGAGCCAAGTGTCGGCGCAATCGGCCTTCAGCGCCGGCACCTGCGCAGACATCGCAAACCGCCCGGGACGCAGGATGCGTTGCGCCGACCCGCCGCCCGTGATTGGGGTCAGGTTGCCGTTGTTGTCGATCACTCGCCAGACCGGTTCGACGGTTCTGGGCAGGGCTGGAAACTGGACAGGCATCAGGACCGACGCACGCCAAGGCGGTTGGTGGCCGACTTTTGCGCCTGCTGCCGCGCCAGCGCCGCGCCGCCTTGCGCGCCCTGAAGGGCCGCCCGGCTGGCGGTGCTGTCGGCATAGGACTTGAACTGCTGCAAGAGATCCTCCGTCATCACCGCGCCGGAGAAGTTCGGGAAGAACTGCTGCACGACGGTGGATCGGCCGAGCGATTGAAGGCTGGGCAGGTTCGGGGCCGAGAAGCCGACAGGGCCGCCCTTGGCGAAGCCGGGTATCTTGCCCTTGCGCAGCGCCTCCAGGAACGGGACGCCCAGACGCGAGACGGCCGGCTGGTCGAAGACCACTTCCCCGGCATGCACGACACCGCGCGCCTCATTGGCAGCGCCAGGGCCGGTGTAGCCGCCGATGGCGAAGCCGGGCAGACCCAGCGCGGTCGCCGCCTTCTGGGCGGCGATTTCCAGCAGCATCTGCAAGACCTGGATTTCCAGTTGCTTGAAGACGTTGGAGGCGGTCGCGCCGAGGCTCTTGGAGTTGACGATGGCGTCGGCCAGGCCGGAGGTCAGACCTTGGATGCCCTGGACGTCGAGGGCTTCGAACGCTTCATTCAACTCGCCGATCGACTGGGGCAGGCTGTCGATCCAGGCTGCCGCAGGTCCCATGGTCTGCTGCAGGACCTGCTTTCGCGACGCTCCGTAGTTGTCGCTCTCGGCGTCGATTTGCCGACCAAGCGCGTCGACATCGTCCAACCGCCCCTCGCGGCCAGCCTGATTGCGACGTGTCGACAACTCGTCGACCCGGTCCTGATGCTGCTTTTCCAGCAGCTTTAGCTCCAGCTTGCGACGCTCTTCGGCAGTGCGGGCCAGGCTGGAATAGATGCTGGTCGTAGCGTCCAGGATGCTCGCCAACTCGCGATGCTTGGAAAGCCTATCCTGTTCAAGCCTCGTCGTCAGATCGGCGGCGATGGCGGCCTTCTGTTCATCCGTCGCTCGGCGGTTCAAGGCCGTCGCGGTGTCGGCGGCGGCCTTCGTGATCTTGCCTTGCGCCAGATCCGCCGCGATGCGGTTGGCCTTACGCTCGGCGTCGGCGTCGACTTCCTGCCCCGCAAGAACCGCTTGCTCGAACAGGTCGTGTACCAGCGCCCGGCGAGCCTGAAGCTCATTGCGGGTGGCGTCGTCGATAAGCTGCTGACTAGACGCCGCGCGCTGGAGCGCCTTCAGGCGCGCTTGTTCGGCCTTGGCGATAGCGTCCAGATCGATGAGGCTGGAGCCGTTGGGTACGGTTGGAGCATTGGCCGCAGCCGTAGTGGCGCGCTGCGCCAGTTCAGCATCCATCGCCGACAGGCGTTTGCGCAAGCGCGCTTGCTCGCCAGCGTCCAAGTGCTCGAAAGCGCCCTCTGGCGCCTTCGTGCCGCGATCGATCATTCCCGCCAGTTGGTCACGCTGGCGCTGAAGCGAGTTCGTCGCGCGGTTCTCGATCTTCTCGAAGCCGGCGACTACGTCGGCGAACTCTTTGGCGAAGTCGGCAGCGATCGACAGCAGATTCAGCAGAACGGGAGCGAGGTCGACGAACGCGCTCTTAAGCTGGACGTCGATTACTTTTTCCAGGGTCTCGAACTTATCGTTCGCCTCGCCAGCGCGGGCGATCAATCCGGCATCCATCACTAGGCCGAGCGATTGAGCCTCGGCCTTCAGGCGTTGCATGTTGTCCAGGCCACCTTCGATCAGCGGCTTCAAACCGTTGAGCCCGAACTGATCGATAACCGCGTCTTTCTGGACGTTGCTGCCCAAGTTCTCGATGCGGCCCGTGACCGCCACCAGCCCATCCTCGACGGTTTTGAAGCCGTCGATCTGAGCCTTGGTGAACCCCAGCTCCTTGAAAGGTTTCTGCGCCTTCGAGAGGCCAGCCTGCGCCTTTCCGAGCGTGGCGCTGAACGACTCCAGGGCATCGTCTGCCCCCTTCTCTTCGCCACCAGCCAAACGGATGGCGTAGCGATATTCCTGAAGCGCATCCGTGGTGACGTGCAGACGCCCAGCAGTGTCGCCGATCTCATCGCCGAACGCGGCGGCGGATCGCGCCTGGGCCAACGCACCAACGACCGCCGCAATGCCACCTGCCGCGACGAGGCCGTATGGCCCCAAGTTCTCCAGCGCCGAGCCCAACAGGCCCACACGCGCCACACCGCTATCCAGGACTTTCAGGCGGGTGTTGTCGATCACGCCGTCGAGAGCCTTGGCGAGGTTCGGCTTCTGGCCAAACAGCTTCGACCAGTTGTCGTTCGCCGACTCAATGTCCCTGGAGGCCTTGCGCATCGAATTCTCGATCTTGCGATTGTAGTCGCTCAATCCTTGCTCGACGCGGCTCAGCCGCACCTCCATCACGGCGGCGACGCGCGCTTCTTCAGACATGGGTCACCCGTGCTGTTTGATGAGGTCGGCCAGGGCGTCGGCCTCTTCGCGGTTCAGGCGTTCCTCGCCGTCGCCGTTGGCCGCCGCGACCCCGCCGATGGCCGCGGCGAATTGCCAAAGGCTCATTCGGCGGACTTGGTCCGGCGAGAACCCGGCCGCCGCGCCGACCGCGTAGTATCCGCCGCGTCCGAACCTGAGTTTTCCTCGGGGGAGCGGTTCGGTCTCGCCCCCTTCGGCTCCCCCGCCGCCTCCTCGTCGTCGGGCCCGATCAGCGCCGCCAGGCCAATGGCGTAGGCGGTCATCACGTTCTCGAGCACCGGCCGGTTCTCGACCCAGATGGAGACGACCTTGGCCGCTTCGTTGGGCGGCAGGCCGCCGCCGATCAGGCCGTTGAAGATGACGGCCTTGATCTGGTCGAGGCGAATGTCGCCGACCATGCGCGCATCGAGAACGCGGCCAAGGTCGAACCCCGCCCGCGTGGCCGAAGCGTAGGGATGAAGCGTCTGAACGATGAGGCTGACACCCATGTCCAACGCTTCCTGGAGCCGTTCATGCTCGGCCAGGCCGAACCGGAAGAACCGGTCCTCACCGCCGAGCATGAGGCTGATCGAGCCGTCACGCGACACGGGCTAGCCCTCGCCGATGTCGTCGGGGTCGCCGGCCGTCCAGGCCCACGGCCCGCTGCTGACGATCGTCACCGAACGCTGCACCAGATTGCCGTCGCTCTTGAGCGCGACGCTGTCGCCCAGGGCCGTGAGCAAGCCCAGCCCGGCGCGATAGCCGACGCCGGGGATGCGGATGCGGATCGGCTTCGGCGCGGCGCTGTCGAACCACTGGTCCCACATCGGCGAGTTCTCGGTGGCCATGACGCCGGCGCCCTGGATCTGGCCCGACAGCGAGTCGATACCGACCTCGTCCCAGGCCGGAGCCTCCGGGTCGGTGCAGTCCGGCACGCTGGCCGAGCTGGTCGACGCGGCCATCTGGAGCGACTTCGAGTTGAAGCCGCAGGGGGCGGTGTAGACGATCGGCGGACCAACGGCGGTTCCGACCTCGACGATGAAATTCTTGAACGACTTGGTCACGGGCTTGACCATCGGAAGTCTCCTTTCAGGCAGGCGCGATCACGGCCCAGCGGGTCCGTGGGTGGTTTCAGGGTAGGCTGGCGGATCAAGCCGGCTCGTAAGCCATGCCGATGGTGACGACGCCGTGGCAGGTGACGCCGTCGGCATCCATGAAGTAGCGCTCAGCCACTCGCCACGTCGTACGGATCACAGGGCCGTCGGCCAGGGCGAGAAGCACGTCCTTGACCCGACCGCCCAGGCGCTTGGCCTCGGACTTGCCGGGCGGGTTCGTCAGCGACCAGATATGAACCGTGGCCTCGACCTCGCTGAGATCTAGGCCTTCGCCTTCCAACTCGCTGATCGAGTCCTCGCCCACCGTCAGGTAGGGGCTGGGCGCGTTGACGGCCGGCACGTCGTAGAGGCGGACCAGATGCGTCGAGAACATCGTCTTGAGCGCCGCGTCGCCCTTGAGCGCCGCCGTGACGATTTCCTGGATAGGCAGGGCGACGTCGCTCATGACTTGGCGAACCCCGCCTTGATGCCGGCCTTTATGGCTCGGTTGATCCGCGCGTTGCGTTTCTTCTTGGTCAGTTGATAGGCGGGCCAGAAATGGGGCTTGGCGGCGACGTGCGACCCGTCGGCGGCCTTGTGGCCGTATTCGACGTGGCCGGGATAGAGGTGGCCCTCGGCGTCGCGCGCGTCCTCGACGACGACGACGGCCAGCTCATGCCGGCCAGGCTCGCGGTGGACACTGTCGCGCAACTGGCCCGGTTGGCTCTCGAACTCCGGAGCGACGGGCGCGATCGACTTGACCTTGGCGACCATCTCATCCGCGCCCTTTTCCAGCGCGAGTTTGGCCGCGTCGGTCACGGCTTGGGGAATGGCCGCGATGCGACGCTGAAGTTCGACCAGTCCCTCGACGCCCTTGATCTCCCGGTTGGTGACGAAGACCGCCGATTTCTTCCTAGCCATCGAGCCGGTCTCCAAGCTTGCCCGTGGCCAGGATCTCGACCCAGGCCCGGTCCATGGTCAGCGTCGCCGCCGTGATGTCGTAAACCTGACGGTCAGGCACCCCGATCACCCGGTAGGCGTTGTCGATGGCCCGCGTCGTTGGATTGGCGCGAACCGCGATGATGACCGGCTGAACGCCCTGAAGGCGTTGGGCCATGACCGGCTCGCCGCCGCGCAGCGCAAGGATCTCGGCCCACCAGGCATGATCCGTCGCGCCACTGGACACGGTTTCCCAATCGCCCAGCCGGTCGCCATTGTCGTCGAGACGGCGCTGCTGGAGCATCACGCGGGAGCGCAAAGACCCGGCGCTGCGTGCCTCGGCCATGTCAGACGTCCAGCACGCGGTAAGGGCGAAGCAGGTTCTCGACCGTGTTCGAGACCGTCACTTCAAAGTCGCGAACCTTGTAGAGGTCCCCGGTGATCAAAAGCACCGCCGCCGCGATCGCCGAGGGTGTGCTGGCGTAGCCGGCGCGCCATCGCACCCGCACGCTGCCCACGGTCCCCGCTACCGCCGGGAAGGCAGCACCGATGGGCGGCAGCACCACATCGTCGACCAGACGATAGTCCTCGGTCGCCAGGGTTTGCTCGCCGCCGGAAGGGTCCTTGATCTTGATCGACACGATCGACAAGACCGGCGCGCCCGGCAGCGCCAGACCGCCACAGGCCGGAAACTGGTCGAAGGCGCACTCCAGCACCTGTTCACCGACGGGGCGGCCCAGGTACGCGGTCAGTCCGTCGATATGGCCGCTAGCGGCGGCGACGTACAGTTCGATCAGCGCATCCTCGGCATCGCCGTCGACACGCAGGTGTTGCTTCGCCAGGTCCAGCTCGACGAGCGGACCGGGCGGCGTGACGACGGCGACGCGCATGGATCAGGCTTCCGACTTGGCGGCGGCGGCCTTGTTCTTCGGCTTGGCGGCGGCCTTGTTCTTGTGGTCCGGATCGGCCTTTTCGCCGTTCGGATCGACCAGCACCGTGCCGACGATCGTCGACACCACGTCGGCCGGGGCCGTGCGCACGTCGCCCGTGCGGAATTGCTTGGCGACGATCGTGACTTCGCCGTTGTCGGCGGTTTCGTAATTGTCGCCCAGGTGGTCGCGCGCGACCTCGTATTCGACCAGATCGGCCATGGCGGTATCCTTGGATTTTGAGGGAGGATAGGCGGAGCCGAGGCCCCGCCCGCTGCTGTGGCCTGCCGTTAGCCGACCAAGCCGAAGTCGCCGTAGATCAGGCCGCCCGGCTTCTTGATGGCCAAGGCCTGTCGGCTCTCGCAGCGCATGGTGAACGAGTTCTTCTCGAAGTCGTCGTTGTTCTCCGAGGCGATCACCACTTCCGGTTCCATGCGGTCGTAGAGGGTCTGGAGCTTGAAAGCGCCGACCAGGAACTTGTCGAGCGCCATGGAGGGCGTCGAGACGACCGGCTGACCCCACAGGCGGGGACCGCCGAGCTGCATCGGATCGGCCCAGACGTACCGGCCGTTGCCGTCCTTGGTCAGTTCGATGCCGGCCCAGTCGCCGGGGCTGAGCACGATGCCGTCGGTCGGATACAGCGCCAGCTCGGCTTGCAGCAGGGCCAGACGCAGATTGTCGATGCGAGTGGCGCCCGCGACGACGATGGGCGCGGCGAACGCGGTGGCCGCCGGGATTAGGCCGGTCAGGTGTTGACCCGTGCCGTCGCCGTTCAGTTGCTCGCCCTCTTCGGCCAGCGCCAGGCCGTAGCGCATTTCGGCGTCGACCTCGCCTTGCAGTTGCTCGACGTCGTCGATCTGCTGGCGGGTCAGCTTGGCCAGGTGCGCGATGGTCCGGACCGCCACGCTGGTCAGGGTCCAGTTGTAGTTCGACGTCGGCTTCTGAGCGCCCTCGGCGACGACGGCGGCGTTGTTCACGCGGGCCGACTGGCGCATGTAGTCGATTGAGCCGCTGGTGGTCTTCACCACGTTCAGCAGGTCGCGGATCACGAGGCGCTGGCGCGGATTGGAAACCAGAGCCGTCTCGCGCTGACTGAAGGCGACGCCCGTCGACAGGGCCTTCAGAGAGAACCGCGCGGCCCCCGTGTGGCCCGCGCCCTGCCAGGACTTGAACTTCTCGGTGGTGACGACCTGCGAGCCATAGCTCTTGACCTCGCCGTCATCCGGCCCCGGCCGACGAGCCATCTTCTGCTCGATGTCCTTCAGCGTCTCCTTGATGACGTTAAATTCGGACAGCGCCTTGTCGGCGGCATCCTTGGTCGCCTCGACCAGCTTGCCCGATTTCTCGGCCTCAGCCAGGGCCTTCTCGGCGATTTCCTGGACCTGCTCTTGCTTCTTGCCGAAACTCTTCTTCAGGTCCTCGGCCATCTCTTCGACGGACTTCGCGCCGCGATCGTTCGGCGCGTCGTAGGCGACGGCGGGGCCGCGCGCCATGAACGACATCGCGGCGGCCGAAGCGAACATGGCGGTGCTGACGCCCAGGCGGGCGCGGGTGGTGGTGGTCATGATATTGGCCTCCTAGGCCGCTTGGGTAGGGTTGGGGGTCAGGCGCGTTCGAAGGCTTTGAGGAACGCGATCACGTCATCCGCCTTCGCCTCGGGTTCCCCCCGAAGATGCGGCGTCGCCTTGCTCGCGATGGTCGCGGCCAGGCTCTTCGAGAACCCTGCATCCCGCAGGAATCCTTCGAACTCGCGGACGGTCGGCAGCTCGCCGCCCTCCAGAATGGATTTCACGCTGTCGATGTGCGCGGCGCGGCCCAGCGCGCCGAACGTCACGATGCTGATTTCCCGCAGGTCCAGGGTCTTCAGCAGCAAGACCTTCGGGTTGGACGGGTCTTTCTTGGTCTCGATCTCGCGATAGCCGATCGACAGTTCGTCCAGCGCCTCGGCCTTGACCAGGCCGTAGACCTCCAGCGCCTTGGGCGACGCCTCGATCAGCAGGCGGCCCTTGGCGTGCAGGCCAGTGCTGTCCTCGACCAGCTCATCCCAGACGCCGACGGGCGTATAGGTGTCGTGCTGATACAGCATCTTCACGCGGCGCTTATCGCGCTGGCCGTTGGCCAGAGAGACCTTGAACGCGCCCGGCAGCACGGCCTCGTTGTAGCTGTCGACGACGTTCCAGGCCGAGGCGTAGCCCTCGATCGTGCCGTCGTCGCCGACCGACTTGAGGTCCAGGCGCAGGCCGGCGTTCTTCACCTTCAGGCCGAAGGCGGCGTCTTTCACCAACATGGCGTGCTCCTAGCGGGGGGCGACCGGGCGGGCCGGGACGGCCTCGCTGATCGGGACGTTCTGGGATTGGATGCGCGGGATGTCGCCGCCCTCGATCGGCCCCCAACCTTCCCGGCCGCGCACTTGGTTGATGGTCATCGCGCCAATGCGCGTCATCGTGTCGTAGAAGGTCGCGCGGCCGGCGCTGTCGCCGCGCAGCATCTCGTCGAGATCCGCCGATACCGTGACGCCCAGCGCGCGGTCGCGCGGCGTCAGCAGTTGCTTGCGGCTGGCCATCTCGATCCGACGCGGACGCTTGGCGAAGTGGAATTTCGAGAACAGCAAGAGCTGCTGCTCAAGCGAAGCCGGGTAGCCGCTGGCCTTGTCGTTGTGGCCGATCATGAACGGCGGCACGCCGAAGAAACGGCAGGTCTCTTCGACGCCGTAGCCCCGCGACTGGAGCATCTGGGCGTCTTCGGGCGTGATGTTCACATCCGACCAGGTCATGCCGCCTTCCAACAGGAAGGGCCGTCCGGCGTTCATCGCGCCCGTGTACTTCTCGGCCAGCGCGCTCTCCAGTTGGTCGCGCTGCGGAGCCGTCACCCACTTGTCGACCGAGATGACACCCGAGGGCCGCAGGCCGTTGGCGAAGGTGCGCTGGGCGGCGATGTTGGTCGCCGAGGCCAAGCCGAAGACCTGGGCGCCATAGGCGAGGGTCGACAGCCCGCCGAGCGGCGAGCCGCCAAACCCGCGAACGTGGAACACCCGACTAGACGGCTCGCGCCGCGACTGGCCGTTTTCGGTCCAAGTGTACCAAATCTCACCGTCGCTGGCCCGCGAGGCCGTGCCGTCGAGGATCGGGTTCAACGCGACAAGGCGGTCGCCGCTGAACACCTTCTCGGCCATCATGTTGCCGTGCAGTTCGAGCCGAGCCTGGCCGCCTTCCCAGAACATGAAGGCGTCCTGATCGGCGTTCGGACTGTCGTGCAACAGGCTGTACAGCGGGTGGTCGTTGATCTCCTTTCGACCGCCGCGCCCATCGGGCACGTACAGCTTGAGAGGCAGGGACGCGACCGCGCCGGCCAGCAGGTTGGTGCAGGCCCAGGCCGCCGACAGCGCCAGCACCGACGTCTCGTTGACCGGCACGCCCGCGTAGGATCGGTGGCCTTCCCGGTTGGGGAAGCCGAGCTGGACGAAGCGACCCACCAGGCCCGACCACGCCTTCTGAAAAAGGTTCATGCCGCCGCGCCCACGCTCTTGAGGAAGTCGTCAAAGCCGTCGTCATCGTTCGCCGCGCACAGGGCCAGACCCGTCGCCATGACGCCCGCCACGATGCCGTCGATTTTTTCCGCCGACCGCTTCTTGGCCGGCATGAAGTTCAGGTTCTCGTCGAAGCGGACGACGACGTTGCCCGCCATCCAGCGCAACACCGGGTGGCCGCCGTGATCGAGCTGGCCCGCATAGACCAGACGCTCGAAGTGCTTGGACGGCTCGCCGAGCGTCTGGACGCCCTGGCGCATCTTCACCAGCAGCGCGACGTCCACGCCCTCGGCCTGGAGATCACCAACCAGCTTGGTCGCGTTCCACGGGTCGTAGCCCACGGCCACGACGTCGAACATCTCCAGCCCTTCGAGGATCGCCCGCAGGACATAGTTCTGGTCGACCGCGTCGCCGGGCGTGGTCTCCATCGCCCCGGCCGCCACGTACTTGTCGTAGTCGACCCGATCCTCTTTGACCCGCTGGGCCATGGTGTCCTCGGGAACCCAGAAGCGCGGCAGGATGCGCCACTTGGGATCGTCCTCGGTCGGCTCGAACAGCCACACCAGAGCGGTGACGTCCTTGGTCGACGAGATGTCGGCCGCGCCCCAGCAGCGGCGATTACGCAGCCGCTCGGGATAGGTCTTCCACGCCGTGGCGTCGTCGGTGCAGGCGTCCCACTTCTTGACGTTCAGCCAACGGACGTGCGCGTCGATCCACTGATTGAGGTGGAAGCACCTGAAGTAGGCTTCCTGCCGCAGGTTATCGACACACAGCGCCGCCTCGCGCCGCAGGTACGCCAGCGTCGGCGACAGGCCGAGCGACGGGTTGGCCAGACGCCAGACCGCCTCGTCGCGGAAGTCCGCATCGGGCGGCGCGGCGAAAATCACGACCAAGGTCGCCGGGTCCGAGATCCGACCATCCAGGATGGCGCGGCTTTCGTCCCAGACCTGGGTCCCGACGGCGTTGGACTTCTTGCCCGTGGTCGAGGCGTATAGCTCGATCGGTTGCAGGCGACCGCCGGTCCCCTGCCGCAGGTGGTTGGCCAGCTCCAGCGAGCGCCATTCGTGGATTTCGTCGCCGACGATGACCGTCGGGCCCTTGCCGTGCTTCCCGTCGGCCGCGCCCGTCAGCAGCGTGATCGCCGCGCGCAGTTCCTTGAAGAAGATCGACTTGTTGTAGGCGATGGCCGCCGAGCGCAGATCGTCGCTGTTGGCGATCATCGTCTTCATCTTGTCGAAGACGACGCGGGCCTGGGTCTCGTCGCGGGCGAACACGTAGCCCTCGCCGCCGATCAGCCCGTCCAGGGTGAAGAACAGCAGGGTCAGCGCCGCCAGGAACTCGGTCTTGCCGTTCTTGCGCGGGATCCACAGCAAGAGGCGGCGGAAGATCCTCACATGCTCGACCGTCGGCAGATGGGTCTCGGCGTCCAGCACCTCGACCGGAGCCGTCCACCCGACCAGCAGGCGGACGATCAGCTCTTGCCACGGCAGCAGCTTGAACTTCTTGCCCGCGAACCGGTCGGTGGTCAGCGTCGCCCAGTTCGACCACTCGGCCACGACGCCGTCGGCCAACTGGTGGTCGAACCACGCGCCCTCGACCGCAGCCGCCCGGCGATGGGCCAGGACGGCCCATTCATAGATCTCGTCGTCCTCGACCTCCCGCAGCCAGGACGGCAGCGGGTCCAGCCCTTCCGGGTGCGCCTTGAGCATGGCGGCGGCCGAGACCTCTCCGCCCGGCCCATGCCCGACGGTCATGTCAGTTCGGCAGACTGCCGGGCGGCGGCGAGCGCAGGCGCGCGGCCGATCCGACCAAGGTTGATCGCGGCGGCGGCGCTTCCGGCGCGGCCTGGGCCTCGGTCTCGGCCTGGGCGGCGGGCTTCTCGCGCCGGCCGAACAGGTCGGGGTGATGCTGGGCGGCCACGGCCTGATCCTTGAACAGGCTGTACATGTCGTTCGGCGTCAGACCGAACTCGGCCGACAGGTTCATGACGTTGTCGAAGGCCCGTTCGCGGCGGTCGACCATGGGCCGCTTCCGCTCCATGTAGCCGCCGGCCACGGTCTTGACCTTCTGGGTGTAGCCGTTAGCCGCGATGTCGACTTCAGCCGACAGCCATTCGGCCATGTAGACGCAGAGCTGCACGAAGATCAGCCGGCTTTCCTTGGGCAGGCGGTGCGTGCGCGCCAGCTCCGGCGCCAGGTCGCGCCACACCGCCAGGGCCGGCGCGAACATCGGGTCGCTAAGAACCGGCGGCGTCATGATGTCGGCGCTCGACGCCGACGACAGCATGGCCGCGATGCGATCGGCTTCCGCCGCCCGCGCCTTGACCGCCGACTTGCGCTTGCCCGGATGGCCCTTGGCCGCCTGCAACTCCGGAGGGTCGGGATGTCGAGCCATCGGACCCTCCATAAAAAAACTTCTGGCGAAAATAACGCGGCGTTTTTTTCGTCCTTACCCCGCCGGTCTTCTCCGAAAAGGTTGCAGACTCTGACTACCCCCCCACCCTGAAGGTCGGGCGGCCGAGGCGAAGGGCGAGCGCGTCGAGGGCGGCCGGGCCTTGGCGTTCGACGCCTTGCTTGAAGCCGGAGTGGCAGGGGTCGCAGCTTGAGACCCACCATTCGGTGCGCCAGAAGACGCCGGCATAGATCGGCCAGCGGTGCGGATAGAGGTGGTCGGTGCAGGTGGTGGGCGTGACCCAGCCGCGAAGAGAACAGTAAGCGCACAGCGGGTGGCGCTGACGATGGGTGGCCGAGGCCTTGGCCCATTTGCCGTCATAGCCGCGAGAGGCGGCCGAACCCCGGCGCTGGTCATCGTCGCGGTCGCGCTCTTGTTTGGTGCGCATGCCACGCGGACGAAAGGTCGAAGGCCTGGACGGCATAGGGCCAGGCCTCCGACAAGTCAGCTAAGGGAGGACGCCTAGAACGACAGAACCCGCCGAAGGCGCGGGGCCCGGCGGGTTCTTCGTGGTCGCACCTGTCGACCTTCGTGATCTATGACGTATTTCCCCGGGGAATGACAATACGGCGCGAGGGACTTTCTTTCAGCGGATCATCCCATAGTGCCGCGCCAGGGCGTCCAGGGCGATGACGCAGGGCAAGAGGTGATCGCCGACCCGCCGCGCGTCGCCCCCGAACACCGGCCCGCTCAGCATCTCACCACGGCCCGCGACCTCCTCGATATAGGGGCGCAGCATCGGCGAGCTGAGCGAAGCCAGGGCCTCCTTGACCGCCTGCCGCGCCCGGATCTGTTCTTCCGTCGCGCCCGACTTAGGACCATAGCCGCCGCCGGCCTGCATGCCGAGCGACGAACCCAGGCCGTCCGAGGTGGCGCGCTCATAGTCCTGCCGGAACCGCAGACCGGCCCGCTCATGCACCGGCAACACCTTGCCCTTGCGCACCAGCCACAGCAGACCGTCGCGGGCGGCGATGATGGGTCCGCGCGGTTCATCACGCTCGACCTTCACGCCCTGGCGCTTAGCCGCCCGCTCGGCCGCGATCAGGCCATACTCGGTGGCCTTGGCCTCGCGCTCGGCCGCTTCCTGCCGCATCGCCTCAGCCTCGGCGATGGCCTCGTTGCGCAGGCGGTTCCACTCGGCCACGGCCACGACCCCGGCCTTGAGGATGCGGCGGGGCGGCTGGGCCACGTCCGGAACGGTGGTAGGAACGGTTTCCGTTTTCTTGCCTTGCTTTGCCATCCCGATAACCCCTTGAATTACTTTCACTTACTTCTCGAAGAGCCTTCCTGGTGGAACGGTTGGAACTGTTATTTCAATCCTTGTGCGTGAGCGGGTGTGCGCACACATAAACCCAAGGCCAACCGTTCCAACCGTTCCGCCGATGGCTTAAGCCATTGGTTTTATTCATCTATAATATGCCGCGGCTGAGCCGAACCATTCCGGAACGGTTCCAAAACCGTTCCAAAACCGTTCCGTCAGTCGGGGTCGGGTCCGTAGTCGCGGCGGCCATAGCGGGCCTCGTCGTCGGCGTGGTCAGCCGAGCGGATGGCCTCTTCGCCCGCGTCGTTCAGGCCGACGCCATGCCAGACGATCCCGTTCGAGCGCCCCCGCACAAGGTTGCGATCCGACAGCGCCTTGCCGAAGGCGGTGCGCGTCATGGCCTGGAAGCCGCCTTCCGTGACCCACCCCGTGTAGGACCGATAGAGCTTGTCCGACCGCTCGCTGAGCTTGTCGTGAGGGATGCAGCAGCCATCGAACCACGCGCCGAACGGGTTGGAGTTCAGCTTGTATTCCTCGATCGCGTCGAGCACCGCCTTGGGCGGCGCTAGCCCCTGCTCCAGCCAATCGGCCCAGCCCCGCAGCGCCCAATTGAGGATGCCGCTGGCCTCGGCCTGGAGTTTGGCGACCAAGGTCTTGTCCATGTCTTCCTTGGCGATCGACACCGGCCACGGCACGACCAGCGTGCGCCGCCAGATGCCACGGTCATCGCCCCGGATCTGCGGCTTGCGATTACAGCTGATGATCAGCTTCCACCGCGCGATGAACTCGAACGGCTCGCGATACATGGCCCGCGCCGGGAAGGGCTCGCCGCCCGTCACCACCTTCAGCACCGACTCGGCCAGCCGCGCGCCCTGCTCCGGCTCGCTGGCCTTGACCAGCCGCACGCCGCTGGCCAGGCGCGCCACGTCGGCCGAGTGGTCGCTGCCCTTGCGGTCGCGGTGCAGGAACGTGTCGATGCTGGCGTTCGCCACCAGGTCGCCCAGCGCCGCCTCGATCCCGGACAGGAAGGTCGACTTGCCGTCGCCTCCCTTGCCCTGGAAAATGAAATAGGCCTGCTCTCCGATCTGCCCCGTCATGCAATAGCCGATGATGCGGGCCAGGAAGGCGCGCACCTCCGCGTCGGGCTGCACCTTGGCCAGAAAGGCGTCGAAGTGCGGACAGCGCGCGCCGGGATCGTAGACCGCCGAGCCGCAGACGGTCATCAGGTCGGCCGGGTCGTGCCTGGGCGTGAAGCGATGGTCCGAGCCATCCTGCGGCAACACCAACGTTCCGTTGGCCACGGCCAGCTTGTCCGGATCGGCGTCGAAGTCGGCCAGCAGGCGCGTCGCCCGCCGCTCGGCTTGCTTCAGCATGCCCTCGGTTCGGCCGTTGTTCCCGGCCTGCACCGCCCAGCCATAGAACCCGGCCGCGCGCTTCTCGAAATCGCCCTGCGGCTCCCTCGGGCCCTGCTGGGTCTGGTAGAAGGCCGTCACCTCATGGCTCAGCATGCGCTCGGCCGTGGCCTGGGCCATCCGCCCCGCCGCCGCCTCGCCCGCGCGGAAGTCGAACCGCCGGCCGTCCCACGCACCCGCTCCCCACTCCTTGGTCCACCAGATCAGGTCTTCGTTGCGCAGGCCCAGGCGCTTGGCGTTGCCAAGGTCGTTCTGCGGCAGCGCGCACAGCTTCACGTCCAGCGGCGTCGGCTCCAGCCCGCCGACGATGGCCTTCAGGGCGCCCGCCTTGGGCGCGTCCACGGCCTCGCCGTCGTCGCGGAAGTAGTTGCCTTCGTCGAGGCCTTCGAATGGGTCGTTACTCACGCCGCCCTCCCTCGCGCCAGGGCCTGGGCCTCGACGCCGTACAGAGGCACGCCGCGCGGCGTGCCGATGGTGGTGTTCAGACGCCGCAGCGCGCGGCCTAGGCCGCCGTTCGCTGGCGCGTCGACGATCTCGATGGCCTCGGCCTCGGCCAGCGCGCCGCGCCGGGTCCAGTTGATGGCGACCGGGTCCAGCACCAGCACGCCCTCCGGCGGGCGCATCTCGACCGCCCAGCGCTGGGCCGCCGAAGTCGCCGCCCGCCGCGCCGCGACCACGCCGCGCAGATAGGCCCGGCGATGCAGATCCTCGGCGGGCTGGGCCAAGGCCTCTTCCATGTTGGCGAAGCCGCCGGCCACGCGCGCCGCCGCGAAGCCCCTGGCCAGGATGTCCTCGCGGTCTTCGATCGACCGCCCGCTAGCCCAGGCCGCCTTCAGCATGCGTCCGACATAGGCGTGCGCGTCCTGCCGCAGCAGCAGCGCGCCGCCGGGCCCGAAGTCGGGTTCGCCCAGATGCGTCGCCTTGCAGGTGCAGCGCCAGAACCGGCGGCTGTCAGGCGTCAGGCTGAAGGCGATCAGGTCGGCGTCGTCGCCGTCTAGACGGCGCGGCAGGATCAGGGCTGGCGTCGCCTTCTCGCGCTCGGCCGTAGCAGCGAGTCGGAAACGGCGCGGATCGTCTTCCTGCTGCACCACGCGCGCGAAGCCGCCGCCCAGCTCGGTCACGCCGCGCAAGGCCACCTCGGCCGTCATGCCCAGGCGCTTGGCCAGCAGCACGCCGCCGGCCCGCCAGGGGTTCGCGCCCGTGGCGAACACGTCCCACAGGTGCGCCTCGATGCGGGCCATGACGGCGGCCGGGGTTTCGACGTCCGTCATGCCGCCACCTCGAAGAGGTCGCGTTGAACGGGCGTCATCCCGTCGAGGTCGCCCCATTGCTCCGCCATCGCGGCGGCAATGCCCGGGAAGAACCGGGACCGTTCATGGCCCGACCTGCCCTGATGGAAGTAGTAGCGGTACGGCTTCCCGGCGCGCGGGCCCGTCTTTCGTAGAACGTAGCTGGGCTCGGGTAGTGCGACGACGTTCGTCGCCCGGAGCGCCGGCAGGTTCTTGAGCCAGAGGCAAACCTTCTTCTGAACAGGGTCGCCGAACTGCCAGGGCATGACGGTTTGCGCGGGCGGACGATAGTTGCCGATCCGCGCCTTCGCATGCCGATGCATGATGGGGTTTTCGATGGCGATGCGCTCGATGGGTGCAGACCAGAACGCCGAGAACAGCGCCGCCGCTTCGTCCAACTCGGCCCAGACCTGTTCAACCGTCTTGCCCTTGGGCGGCCGGGTCAGCCAGCAGATGCCGGAGTTGCACAGGCGGGTGCAGGGCGGATGCGCGACCATCAACAGGTCCCACCCGTCGTTCAGCACCGTCCGCGCGTCGCCTTGGATATGGCGGTTGCTCCCATCGTCCGACGGCAGCAGGTCGACCGACCAAGCGTCATGCCCCAAGGCCGCGAACGCGTTCCTTACCGTGCCGCTATATTCACACGCGACAAGCACCCTCATCACCGCCCCCGCTGCCGGTGAACGACCATGGCGTGCAGGTACGCCTTGCGCTCCAGCACTTGCTCGGCCGGGAGCCAGCTCCGGCGACCGCCGCGCTCGCGCCAGTCGTCCTGGCGGAACAGCGCCACCATCCGACACATCAGGGTCCAGACGCGCAGATGGTTGGCCCGGCCACGGTCGAAGCGCAGCACCATCAACAGGTCGTAGATCTCGGCCCCGCGCATGGCGCGACGGTTGTTCCAGGCCTTGCGGCAGGCCGTGGTGCAGAACTCGGCGTTGGCCGCCGTGCTCTCGCAGTCGCCGCCGCACTCCAAGCACTCGAAGCGCCGGGAGTCGCGGCCACCAGCAGCAGCAGGCGCGGCCGACATGGCGTCTAGACGGCCCGCGCTCACGCGTCACCCGATGGGATGGGGCCGGTTTCAGGTACAGCGACGCCGCGCAGGGCCGCAAGGCCGCTGTCGGCCCGCGCGGTCATGTCGCGGGTCCAGACGTCCAGCGGCACGATCACCGCGCAGCGCGAGCCGTCGGCGAACGACACCGCCGCGAAGTAGCGCGCGCCGTGCAGGCTGACCAAGGCCGGGTCCAGCGGCGCGATCCCGCGCCGGGCCCGGCTGGCGATCAGCTCGGCCATGCGCTCGCTGGCGCAGGCCAGCACCAGCGCCAGCGGCACCGGCAGGGCGGCCGGGGCGGTCACTTGCCCACCTCGCCGCGATCCTTCGGCAGGAAGCCCGCCGGGCGGCAGTGGTAGCAGAACCATTGCCCGTCCTGGCCGTAGCAGGCCGCGCCCGCGCAACCCCGGCAGACTTCCTCGCCCTTGGTCGGTTCGCGCCAGTCGGCGGGGCGCTGCGCAGGGTCCAGCACCTTGGCCGGTTCGACCGGCAGCGGGGCGATGACCGGCGGGCGAGGACGCAGCGTCGGCCCGACCTCGGCGGGATCGAAGAACCCCGGCTGGCGAGGTCCGCTGGGCAGGCGCGGCGGGGTCATGCGGCACGGTCGGCCTGCGACGCGGCGATCTTGGCCCGCGCCGCGTCGGCGGCGGCCTGGGTGAACGGATAGCGCAGCGCGCCGTCGATCCCGACCACCCAACCGCTCTCGAAGTCGCAGCGGTCGAAGCCGCCCTGGGCCAGGATCGCGGCCACATGGGCGGCGTCATGTTCTTGGCTGACCAGCACCTGGAGCGGCGACGACGTCGCGACGCCGCCGCCCAGGGCCGCCGACGGACGGATAGGGTCGGGCTGGGGCAGGCCCAAGCCCAGGATCAGGGCGTGCCTACGGCTGGCCTCGGCCGTCTTGCCCAGCGACGCGCCCGCCTCGACGGCGTTGAAGCCATAGGCCATGCGGTCGGCGAACAAGCGGCTAGCCGCCGCGTCGAACTGCACGCTTTCGGCGTCGGGCTGGATGGCGCGCACCACCCCGGCCCGCTCCAGACGCCCGGCCAGAACGCCGCGCCCGACGTTATGGCGGGTCGCGAGCTGCGTCATCGACTTGCCCGCGTAGAACTCGGCGACCACCTTGGTCAGGCTGGCGGCGGAAATTCCGGAAGCGTTGATATGCATGGCTGACTGCCCCGTTCTGTGGTTCAGGCCGAGGTCGTCGGCGGGTGGATGATGGCTTCGAGCAGGCGGTACAGTTCGGCGGCGGCCTCGATGGCCTCGCGCACCTGCGGCAAGGCGGCCTGGGCTTCGGCGCGCGTGATCGTGCCGTCTTCGAGCGCGGCGTAGACCGAGGCCATAGCCTCGCCCACCTCGCGACCGAACCGCCCGGCCTGGCCGCCCACCGTGCCCATGCTGTCGTTCAACGGCGGCAAGAAGACGCCGCCGGCCAGCAGGGCCATGTCCTCGGCCATGGCCGTCACGCGGCCCGCCATGGCGCGGGTCAACAGGCGCGCCTCGGCGTACATCAGCTGAGTGTCACGGCTCGGATCGGCGTCGGGCGATGCGGCTTCGTAGAGGCGTGTGGCGGTGCGCCCCGGCAGCACGTCGGCCGCCGCCTTGACGCCGCCGGCCTGGGCGAAGGATCGGCTCAACACCTCGTCGAGCGAGCCGGGCAGGCGCGGCTTGTAGCCGATGCGGGTTCGCGTCACGGGCGAAGCTCCGGAATTGAGGGCCGAGGATTCCGGATGACGCGTGCGGCGGTCTGCCGCAGGGTCCCGGCATGAACAGGAACCGACATCAGGCCGATGCCTCAACAGCGTCGCCCCGCACCCTTGTGCGCTCCAGCCGCCTCGCCTCAGCGACACCGGCAAGCATCTCAACGGTTATGTCGTGGTAGCCGCGACTTTCAGCGGCCCGCGCGATGGCCGAAAACCATTCGGCGGGAATGCTGTCGAAATCCAACCAACGACGGACGTTTTTGGGCGGGATGCCGAGATCCTTTGCCAACCCGGCAACGGTCCAGCGCTCGATGATGGCAACACATTTCATGTCCACCGTCGTGACACGTTACGTGTTGATCGTCAACATTACCTGCGTCACGATTTGTGCGAAGCGGCCGATATGACCCCCGGTGCCCGCCTTCGTGAACTTCGCCTCGCGGCTGGACTCACGCCAGAAACCCTAGCCGAGCGAGTCGGCAGTGCAGCCTCGACCGTGCGCGCGCATGAAAATGAGCAAAACGGCATCAAGCCCAAGGCCGCTACAGCCTATGCGACCGCTCTTGGCGTAAGCCCGGAGGATATACTTTTCCCGGGCCAGCGCCTCAAAGCCGCTTCTAGCCCCGGGCGTGTAGTAGAGGGCGTGCGACGAGTGCCTGTGTTGGGGGTTGTGCAGGCGGGGGCATGGGCCGAGGTCATGGATCACGATCCAGAGCCTGCGGAATGGGTAGTTTTCGACGAACCAGAGTACGCTCGCGCAAAAGCATTCGCGCTCATCGTACGCGGCCCATCGACCAACCGCGTCTATCCCGACGGGAGCCGTATCGTCTGCATTCCAGCTACAGAAGGCGGCGTCAGGGACGGCGACTTCGTGGTTGTACGGCGCACGCGCGGCAGTTTCGTGGAAACCACACTCAAGCAGCTATCCGTCAACGCTGCTGGCGCGATTGAGCTTTGGCCGCGCTCCGACGACCCAGCCTTCCAAGAACCCTATCTGATCGAGAAGGCGAGAGACGCGGATGATGGCGTGGAAATCATCGCCGTGGTCGTGGCCAGGTATGACGTCGGCCGCAGCGGTCGGGGACCGCTGCTAGATCTCAGATAATAGGGGAGCCAGCCTTTGCCAGAAGCACGACGCCAAACTACAGTGGGCATTGCCACCCTGAGCGCCCTCATGCTTCTGGGATGCGATCAAGCCTCCAACTCAGAACCCTTGGTAGCCGGACAAACTGCCCCACACGGCGTTTACACGGGTAGCTGCGCGACCGCCTTGACTAAGGCGTCACGGGCAACACGAAAGCTCGCGCGCGCCGAACTTGTGGCAGTTGATCCGGTTGTCCTAGCCGCCACCCCGTCACCCAGAATCCAATGTGCGATTAGCGATTCATCGGGTCGACTTGGCGCGGTTACCGCAGACGTCACATGCCTAGCTGCACTTGAGCCGAGCTGCGTAACCGTCGTTTCAGCGGTGCTTGGTGGTCAGATACTGCTAGTACCGCCGCGCAAATAGCGGCCTTCTGACACGTTACGTGTTATTCTAAGTTGACACGAAACGTGTTGCACACGATGTTGCTCCGTCACCACGACGGAGCCGGCCATGCGCCACCCAGAGATGCCCGCCCCCCAGGGCCACGGGCGCGATAATCCCCCCATCGAACCCGGCTGGGTTCTGGTTCTGATCGGCCTCGCCGTCGTGGCGACCGCCATCCTGGGTCTCGGCCTGTGAGCCGCGCGCCCCTGCCCGCCCCCGACACCTTCCGCGCCTTCCTGTCAGGCGGCGTCGCGGGCGCGATCTGCGGCCTGTTCTGGCGCGAGGTCTTCGAAGGCCTGACCGCCCTCGCCAGGGCCTTCCTGTGAGCGGCCCGACCCTTTCCCAACTGGCCCAGGCCATCGCCGCCCAGCACGCCGCGGCGAACCCGTGCCCCGACCTTCTCGACCACCTTTACCCGAAAGGACCCGCCATGACGGGAACGAACCCGGCCGCGCCAGACGCCGACATCATCAGCCTCGACGCAAACACGATCGTTTTCGAAGCTGACGTAGTCGCCTCCGGATCGTGGCGCACCGAGGCGGACGCCGCCGTGGTCTTCGCCAACGTCCAGATCGACGGCCCCACCGGTCACGTCGTCGGGCTAACCCTCGCCGAGCCACCACCCCTCTTCCCTTGCGCGATGACCGACATCGAGAGCCTGTCGCTGCACCCCGGCAACGCCTTCCTGCTCAGCCAGGCCGTGGTCCCGTTCCGCCTGACCCAAGAGGGCCCGGTCATGGGCCCGCCGCTGCTGCTGGTCTTCGATCTGCTGGAGCAACTGCTGAGCACCCGGCATATCGACGACAAGACGCGCGGGTTCTGGCGCGACCAGCCCGCCGCCGCTCGCGCCCACTTCGCCGACCCGGCCTATGTCGGCCACGACGGCGCGCGCCCGGAGCGCGTGACCATGGCGCTCCTCGCGCCGCGCCTCGCCCACCACCTAGCCCAGCACTGCGTCCCCAAGGGCGAAGTCTATTCCCAGGGCATCGCCTTCGACCTCAGCAACCTCGCCTCGGCCATGTTCGACGCGGGCGCCAAGACGCCGTGGGAATACTGGGCGGCCACCGACAACCGCACCCTGCGCCGCAAGCTGCCCAAGCGCCGCACCGCCCCCAAGCTCGACATCCCCGGCACGGCCCACGACCCGGTCTATGATTGCGTCAAGCAGATTTGGGCTCTCTGGGAAGTGGCCACCGACGAGATGCTGGGCGTCGCCGCCGAACCCGCAAAGGCGGCGGCGTGATGGCTGACGACACGCCCCACGCCGACGTCCTCGGCAAGAACGCCCAAGGCCAAGTCCGTTCGATCGTCGATCGCGTCGAGCGCCTGGAGGCTGAGAAGGACGCAATCACCGAGCAGATCAAGGAAGTCTACGCCGAGGCCAAGGGCAACGGCTTTGACGCCAAGATCCTCAAACGCGTCGTCCGCAAGCGGAAGATCGACACCGCCAAGCGCCAGGAAGAGGAAGCCGTTGAAGACCTATACTGGGAGGCGCTCGGCGAACTGCCCTTGTTCGAGACCGTGGCCGACCGCGAAGCCGCCGACCAGAGTGGGATCGCCACCGTCACGCTGACCATGAACGACGGCAGCTCGGCCTCCGGCACACCGGATCAATTGGCCGTCGCCGTGGAAATGGTCCGAGGCGCATCCGAGGACGAGGCGCTTTACGACCAAGCCGTTGCCATCGTTCGCCGCGATGGCAAGGCCTCGGCGTCCTACGTCCAGCGCCGCCTCCAGCTCGGCTACAACCGAGCCGCCGCCCTCATGGAACGCATGGAACGGGACGGCGTCGTCGGCCCGCCTAACCACGCCGGCAAGCGCGAAATCCTCGCGCAAGCCGCCGCGTGATCGGGGGCTGGGCCATGTCTGACGGCACCATCGTCGACATCTTCGCCACACGGGCCACGTCCGCCTCGCGGCAAGAGCGCCCAGCCCTCTTTCGCGCCCGCACGGCCTGGGCCTGCCGCCGCCTGTCCACGCCCGTCCTGGAGCCCCTGCGGCAGGTCGGCGGCGTGGCCGTCGGCGACGAGGTCGAGGTGGACTACTACGACCGCCGCCGCCGGGGCGTCGTCCTGGCCTGGGAACGTCCCGGCGAGGGCGACGCGTCGACCTCCATTCGCTTCGGCCAGACGGTGGCGCGCATCCGCGTAGACCTCGGCCAGAGCCAGGGCTTCAGCGCGCCCGTGATCGTGCGCCGCCCCCGCTTCCGCATCTTCCCCGTCATCCAGGAGGGCTAGACCCATGTTCGCGCCGACCGACCTTCTGCCCACCGAGCGCCGCATGCTGGCGGCCCTCGATCGCCTGACAGAAGGCCAGACCTTCTTGCCCGAGGCCGAGGCCCAGTGGCGGGTCTGCCGCACGCTCCAGACGCTCGGCCTGGCCACTAGCGGCGTCGACGCGCTCGACGACGGCTTTTGGCTCACCACCCAGGGCCGCGCCGTGGCCGAGGCCTGCGCCTGATGAGCCTGTTCCGCACCCTCACCCCCGCCGGCTGGACCATGGTCGCCCTGGCGGCCCTTGCGGCCTTCGCCCTGGGCTTCCTAGCGCCATGATCCCCCGCCCGACCAAGGCCGCCCCGACGGGCCGCTGGACCGCCCTGCGCAAGGTCGAACTGCTGAACGACATCGCGGCCGGCGAGATCACCCGCCACGGCGCTTTCGAGCGCTTTGGCGTCACCGAGGACGAGCTGGAGAGCTGGACCCGCCGCTGGACGGCGTACGGCGCTCGCGGCCTCGCCACCACCCAGACCCAGAGGTTACGGGCCTGATGGCTAGCGCGCTCCCACAATCCCGCTTGCTCACGGCCGAGGAGGCTGCGGACTACTGCGGCAAGATCCCCGTCGCCGAGTTCAAGAAACTGGGTTGGGGGCGCACGCCGCTTGTCCGCTCGGTCCGATACGACCGCTACGCCATCGACGCCAAGCTTGACGCGCTGAGCGGTCTGCGTCCGAATCCGTCGCCGTCCTCTTCTATGGAGGGCGCGGACGACGCGGAGGCCGCCCTTGACCGGTTCATTGCCAGTTAGCCAGATGCTCCCCGGCCTGCACCGGGTGAAGAAGCGCAAGGCCGGCCAGGTAACCGAATACTGGTACGCATGGCGCGGCGGCCCGCAGATTCTGAAGGTCTCGGCAAGGGGCGACGACGAGTTGGCCAGGCTTATCGCCGCCGCCGCGCCGGCCGCGATAACCGCCTTCCGCGAGGCCGGGTCGAACAACGCCGACAAGGTCACGCTGTTCGGCCTGATCACCCGATATCTCATCGCCCTAGAGGCGATGCCTGGAGCGCCCCGAACCAAGAGCGACCTGCGCAAGTACCTCGACAAGGTGCGCGAGGGTCTGGGCAAGATGGAAATCCGGGCGCTGGAGAGCAAGCGGGCGCGCCATGTCCTGATCACTTGGCGCGACAAGCACAAGGCCACCCCCAAGACCGCCGACGAGCTGCTGGGCGCGCTGTCCAAGGTCATCGCCTGGGCGGTCGACCGGGGCGAGGTGTCGGCCAACCCGATCGAGAGCGTTGAAGGGCTCTACACCCCACCTGACCGCTCGGAAATCATCTGGGAAGCCCATCACCTGGAGCTGCTGCTGGCGCACACCACGCCCGCGTTCGCCAACCTCGTGCAGTTGGCCGTCCACACCGGCATTCGCCTGGGCGACATCCGCAAGCTGACCTGGAGCGCCGTCGGCGACGACGCAATCGTCTTTCAGACCGGCAAGTCGAACCGCAAGCGGACGGTCGTCATCCCGATCACCGACCCGCTGCGCGACATCCTGGCCGCGATCCCGCGCGGCGATTCGGTCACCGTCCTGAATTCATCGCGTGGTCGCCCCTGGACTGAGGCCGGCGCGGAAAGCGCCATCCAGACCGCCAAGCGTAAGGCCCTGGAGAAGGTGCAGGAACAGCAGGGAGCCGAGGCCAAGACCGGCATCGAACACCTGCGCATCCACGACATGCGCGGCACGGCGGCGACCAACTTCATGGTCCACGGCGGACTCGAAGACGACGATATCGCCGTCATCTTGGGATGGAAGCGCGAGACGGTCGGAGAGATTCGCCGTCGCTACATCAGCGGCCAGGCCATCGGCTTGGCGATCGTTCGCCGCATGCGCGAGAACAAAGCCAGGGCTCAAAACAGAGCGGAGTGAATCGCCCCGACCGACAGAACGAAGAATGCAGACCCAAAGATCAGCAGGACGAAGAATATCCGGATTCGGGTGTCGTCCTCTGGCGCGGCCCTTGCGCGGCTTAAGGCGAATGACTCTTCAATTCTCCAGACCCAATCGATAAGCATACGGATGTCAGGATCGCTGATCGGACGACGGCGTGAGACTTCTTCGGCGGGTGCAGGCGGCGCGAGCGCGTTCTCGATCGCCGTGACTTCGGCCCGAGTCACGGTCGCGTTGAAGGCGTCAAGCACGACTTGGATCAATGGCGCCCGCTTTGAAGCACGTCGCTCGCGGATTTCGACGCCGATGTCTTCTAGCCCCAGCCGGGCAACATCTTTGACTATCTCAGATGCGTTCTCGTCGGCGACGACAGCGGCGAGCTTCAAAGCGCGATCCCATCGGCGCTCGCTCCTCGCGGCCATTTCGTTGCGCAGGTAAAGAATACCGCCGGCCAGCGCGATCACGACCGTGGCCAGCGTCCCGGCGATCGTCCAGGCAGTGCTCGCGGATTCTGAAAGGACATCCCACAACATGCTGAAAAGTTGAGCCGTGGGACCTGAACTGTCGAGTCGATTTCAGGGGGGCCAGAAGGCCGCCAGAACATACCGAGAGCGGAAGCTGTAAACCACCCTGTAAACCAGGCCCAGGCGGGCCCCGTAGGGCGTTAGCTAAGTCATTGAAAAGAGAGTGGCTGGGGAACTAGGACTCGAACCTAGAATGACGGTACCAAAAACCGCAGTGTTACCATTACACCATTCCCCAGCAGGAACGGCGAGACCCGTTGGGCCCGGCGAGGCGGTGGAGATAGCGCAGGAGTCGGACGGATGCAACGCTGCTTTGAACTTCTTTTTTCGAGGTGGTTTTTTGTCGCTTGCGAGACCGTCGAGGCGTGTCTATAAGCCGCCCTCCAAGTCGGAGTGTGGCTCAGTCTGGTAGAGCACTGCGTTCGGGACGCAGGGGTCGCAGGTTCAAATCCTGCCACTCCGACCATTCTTTTCCCGAGATTTTCAAAGATACGGCACGGCGCCGCCGCCCCCTCGGGGCGCGCCTCCTCGCGCCCCCATGACGCCCGCGCGGCGGGCGCGTCCGGCCCCGAAACGGCGGGTTGCGCGCTGTTCATTTGACCGCGCCGCCAGGGTCGCTACTAGCTTGCGCGACACTAGGCAGCAGGACGTCCGATGAAGCAGTTTCTCATGACCGTGGCCGGCGTTTTCGTCGGCTTGGTGTTGTTCCTGGTCGGCGTCCCCTTCCTTCTGATCGTCATGGCGGCCAGCGCCGCGCGCCCCGCCCCGGTTCCCGCCCACACGGTGCTGCAGCTGGACCTGCGCGGCGGCCTCTCGGACCAGGATTCGCAGAACCCGTTCGCGGCCTTTGGCGGCGGGGGCGGCCAGTCGGTGATGTCGATCATCGAGACGCTGCGCCGCGCCGAGACCGACGACAAGGTCGAAGCCGTGCTGGTGCGCCTGCCCGAGGGCGGCATGGCCCCGGCGTCGGCCGACGAACTGCGCCTGGCCTTCAAGCACTTCCGCGCGGTCGGCAAGAAGCCGATCTTCGCCCACAGCCAGGGGCTCTATCCTTCGGGCCTGGTCACCTCGACCTACATGCTCGGCGCGGCGGCCAGCGAGTTCTGGATGCAGCCCGACAGCTCGCTGCAGGCGGTGGGCGCGTCCAGCGAGGAGATGTTCTTCAAGCGCTTCTTCGACAAGTACGGCGTCAAGGCCGACTACGAGCAGCGCTATGAATACAAGAACGCGGTCAATCCCTACCTCTATAGCGACTACACGCCGGCTCACCGGGAATCGACGCTGTCGTGGATGGGCTCGGTCTACACCACGGCCCTGACGACGGCCGCCCAGGACCGCAAGATCGATCCGGCCGCCCTGATCAAGACGATCGAGGCCGGCCCCTACAGCGCCGAGGAAGCCAAGGCCAAGGGCCTGATCGACCGCGTCGGCCAGGTGAAGGAGGCCCAGGACGCCATGCTGGCCCGCGCCGGCAAGGGCGCCAAGCTGCTGGACTTCGACGACTACGCCTCGCGCGCCAAGCATCCGCCGGCCAAGACCGGCCCGACCATCGCGGTGGTCTCGGCCGAGGGCGCGATCATGACCGGCAGCGGCGAAGGCGGCTCGCCGTTCGGCGGCGACAGCACGATCTATTCCGACCAGGTCGCCAAGGCGCTGTACGACGCCATCGACGACAAGGACGTCAAGGCGATCGTGTTCCGGGTGTCCTCGCCCGGCGGGTCGGACACGGCCTCGGAACAGATCCTGGCCGCCGTGAAGGCCGCCAAGAAGGCCAACAAGCCGATCGTGGTCAGCATGGGCACCTATGCGGCCTCGGGCGGCTACTGGATCAGCTCGGGCGCTTCGGCGATCGTCGCCGAGCCCACCACCCTGACCGGCTCGATCGGCGTATTCGGCGGCAAGTTCGCCCTGGGCGAGGCCCTGGCCAAGTTCGGCGTCGACACCCGTCAGGTGCATGTCGGCGGCGACTACGCCGGCGCGTTCGGCACGGGCCAGGAGTTCACCCCCGACCAGCGGGCCAGGTTCGCCGCCTGGATGGACCGGATCTACGCCGGCTTCGTCGGCCGCGTGGCCGAGGGCCGCAAGCTGCCCGTCGAGCGCGTGCGCGAGATCGCCAAGGGCCGGGTCTGGACCGGCGTCCAGGCCAAGCAGCTGGGCCTGGTCGACGAGCTGGGCGGCTTCTACGAGGCCGTCGACAAGGCCAAGAGCCTGGCCGGCATCAAGGGCGAGGTGAAGCTCAAGAAGATCGGCGGCTCCAACTCGCCGTTCGAGGCGCTGGAGAAGGTGCTGGGGGTCAGCGAGACCTCGGTCCGCACCCTGGCCGCCTCGGCCTGGCTGCTGGGCGATCCGCGCTCGCAATCGATCATGGACGAGATGGCCAAGGCCCGGCTG